GCGAGACTCGCTCAAGCCCGCGGCGCTTTCACACTCGAACAGGCATCACTCGTCGCCGAGGCGATCGCAGTGTTTAAGCAGCCTGAAGCACAGGCATCAGGCACTCAGATCACCGACGCGGTGACTTCGTCTCCTCCGTCAGTCTTCTGATCGTCGAGTAAATTGTGAAAGCGGAGGTTCTTGCGGACCTCCGTTTTTTCTTTTGGGTTATAATTTTCACATGCCTACACAGCTTCTGCAGAACGTCAATTTTGGAAGATCGAAGTACGATGCAACAGGATCTCTTGGCGTCGGTTACTCTCTTTTGGGAACAGATGGGACCGTCGTTGAGTCAAGGACGACCACGGGAGTCTACCAGACCGCACCCGGTATATACGCTGCATATGTGTCTTTCCCAGACAATTTCAAGGGACAGATTCTCTGGGACACCGGAGATCATTACTTTTTGACGGCTTCTTATGCCACTGAGGATTACAATGGTTCTGCAGCTGTCACGATAGACACGTCTAAGATCGATGAGATACACACGGCCGTCATGTCGATGTCGGGAACTCTCAACTCCGTCTACGACATACAGTTCGGACGCTGGCGAATAGTGAACAATCAGATGATCTTCTACAAAGACGACAACACGACTGAAGTGGTTCGTTTCGACCTCTTCGACGATGCCGGGAATCCAACGATGGATGCTGTCTTTGAGAGAGTCAAGGTCTAGAGATGCCAATTAGAGACGTTCCGAAAATAGACGTCGAAAACAGGAGACCTTCTCGTAACAAGCTGGTGACTCGCGGCCTGGGACCTCTGTCGGGCGGAGTGCCCGGTCGCTCGTCGATGGTCTCACAGGGCCTCGGCGGATTCTTTCAGAACATTAAACGTCAAGCGATCCGGATCATCCAAGCGGGTCAAAGTGGAACGAAGAGAGCTCTCCAAGAACTCCAAGAGGTGATGGTCTGGGCCAAGTTGATCAGAATAAATGATGAGAAACCTCCCATTCCTATCACAGGGTCGATTAAAGTAAGAATATCCAAGACCTCCCAGATAGCTGCTGTCCTTGTTAGTAGGGCCTCTGTGCGTGTCAGATCTGCTTTAGAAGACCTCAAGATCACGGTCAAGAGGATAAAGTGAGTGATATGTATCTCCGATGGAACCGCTGACAGAAACGATACAATTAGACATCGAAGAGAGTAACGACCTCACGTTTAAAATCAAGATGGAGGGAACAGCAATGTCTCCCGCCAAGGTGAGACTCGTATGTGAGAACGAAGACTTCGCCTACATGTTCAACGGTTACGGCACCGGTGAGGACGAAGTCGTACAGTTCACTCTCCCGAGAATGGACAAGAAGATCACCGAGGGTACGTACAACGCCCGCGTCGAGGTGCTCGTCGACAATCGATATTTCGCCCCACTGCAGTTCCAGATCAACTTCAAGAAGACACTTTCAGTCGTCGCCGAGGCTATCCAGGTCGTTAAGAAGGTCGACAAACCAGAGATCACAGTTACAGCAACTCCTGTCGTGGCGACAAAAGCACCTGCATCCACTGCTCCCATGCCTATCAAGTTTGAACAAAGGCCTCCTATCACTAAGACCGTAGTCGAGGCGCCGACGCCTCAAAAAGTTCAAATAGAGCAACATCCGAAACCAGGTAGTTTAAAGGACTCTTTCATCAAGAAGAACACAGCACTTCCTAATTCTCTCAAGGAGAAGTTTGGAAAGTGACCGAGGAAGAATCACTTCTCAGAGAGATGATCTGTGAAATAATTCGAAAGTGTGGAGACAAATGGTGCCTTTATACCAAAGGAAAGAAGAACGGCAAACGTCGACGTCTTGGATCTCACAGTAGTAGGGCGGGAGCGGAACGCCAGGAACGGGCCATAAAAGCTCACGGCGGTTGAGACCAAATCCACATTGATCACATACTTATCACTCAGGATAGGTGTGACTCATGGCCACGTTTGCTAACACAATAGCACCGACACCGTTCGGTTTTTTTGACTCAGACGCAGCATTTCAGACAGAAGCTGACGCCATGGTCACGTATGTCAAGCGAAAGCTCGGCGACGACGTTCTATCTGTTGAACTCACCAAGAAAGAAATTTGGGCTTGTTTCGAAGAAGCGTCATGCGAGTACTCACGTCTCATCCACGAGACGAAGATAGTCTCCGAACTGACGAACGTCCTCGGCGCTCAAACAGGTTCTGTCAACATCACTAATAAGTACACACAACGTTCTCTGGAATATCTCCTCAGGATGGCGGAACCCTACGCTACCAACGCCTTTGTGGGTGGATCTGAGAACGCAATATTCGGATATTTCGACCTGGTTGCTGGTCAGCAAGATTATGACATTTATGCTGACCTCAAGGACGTAGTCAGTGGAAGCAACGTGTACAACAGCCTCTCTCAGAAAGGTAAGTTGAGAGTAGTGGAGCTGTTCCACATGGAGCCGCTCGCAGCACAGCAATTCCTTCTCAACGCCTCGAATATCACAAACTTCCTCGCTACTAACTTCAACTACGAGTCGTACGTCAACTCCTCCATCTTCTACGTCCTCCCCATCTTCGAGGACGTCCTCAGGAGAGGCATGCTAGAGTCGGCCTTCAGGGTGAGAAGGTCCCACTATTCTTACGAGATAATGGGTAGCAAGCTGAGGATATATCCCATTCCCGTCACAGACTTACAGGTCGGCAAGCTGTACTGTAAGGTTCTGCCACCTCAGAATCCACTCAATCCCTCAGCATACGGAGACCAGACAATCTATGGAATCTCCGGCGCGTCCAACATACCCTTGGATAACCTTCCTTTCAGCACGATCAACCAACCAGGACGCCAGTGGATTCGACAGTACACGTTGGCTCTTGCTCGGGAACTTCTCGGTCTAATACGCTCGAAGTTCCAGAACATACCCATCCCCAATGCAGATCTGCAGCTCAACGGCGAAGCATTGGTTTCTCAGGGTCGTGAGGACAAGGACAAGCTGCAGACGCAGATGAAAGAGTTCCTGGCGCAGTTGACCCACCAGAAGCTCCTAGAGGCTGACGCCCTCGCCGCGGAGTCTCTAAACAAGCAGTTGAAGTATGTGCCGATGCCCAAGGGTCACACTATCACTATAGGATGATCCATGGCCCGTCTTTTCATTACCCCGCGCGAACTCAACTTCATTAGTGACATTACTAAAGAAATTATCAAGGATGTCATAGGGCAGAAGATCTACTACTATCCTATCTCTGAGATCAAGACGAAGACACACGGCGTCTACAACGAGGCTCTCAAGAAAGTATACGACAATCCCATCGTCATCGACGCTCTTGTCGACAATAACTTTCAGAACGAAACAAAAATCGATAGATTTGGAGTCGACGCTCAGTACAAAGTAGAAGTTTATTTGCAGCACCGTGACCTCGTCGACAAAGGCATCAATGTTTCAATTGGAGACTTCTTCTCAACGGATACAATCTTCTACGAGATCACTGAGCGTGTTTTCATGCGCAACATCTACGGCATGCCTGAGCACAAGGACGGAGTCAAACTCGTCGGAGTCAAGGCCCGTGAAGGTCTATTCGATGCACCAATCATCGGCCCGACCGACATCTCTTATACCGACGCCGACGCCGTACAGACAGAATATCAGCAGCAGAGAGGAGAGGCTCTTGACGCTAATGGTAATCCAACTGGTGACAAGAGAGATCTGGTCGAGAATGGCGTCCTCGACAAGCCGCTGACTGGTCCAAAAGAAGTTTCGATTAATGGCGATCCCGACAGAGTCGGTTCTGCTTTTTACGACGAGTGAGATTGAACAATGTCGACTAGATTTAAATCAAATTCAAAACCAAGGTTCAATCAACCGCCACTTCCGACAGGCTATGAGAACGTTTCGGGAACGCCCGACTTAGTAGTTCCTTCTTGCGGAACTGAAGACGTCGATGTCGCTCTGTTCAAGCTTTTTGACACAGAGATAAACGCTCAGTATGGTGGAATAGACTCAGCACCCATGAAGAAAGTACCAGTGATTTTTGCTGCAGGAGAAAAGTGGGCTCTCCTCAAGCGAGGCAAACTTCTGAGAGACAAGACTAACACCTTGGTCCTTCCTCTCATCACAATAATGAGGACTGAGCTCAATCAGAGCGTCTCTGAAGACGTCGTAGGAAGAGGAATAAATCAACAAGTTGGAGAGATCGTTATAAGAAGGCGTCTTGACAAGACCGACAAAAGCTATCAAGCTCTCATAAACCGTCTCCTCTTGCCCAATCAAGAGGGTCTCACTGATCCCTCTGAGAGCGGCCTTCCAAACACAGACCGATCAAAAGGAAGCATGGCAAATTATGCTTCTAAGGGAGCACACCTCGCCCCTAATAGACTGAACAACGTCTACGAGACCATAGTCGTTCCGACCCCTCAATTCTACACAGTAAAGTATCAAGTGACAGTCTGGACTCAGTACACACAGCACGCTAATCAGATCATGGAGAAGATATTCAGTTCTTTTTTGCCCCAAGGACAGTGCTGGCGCCTAGACACGCCCAAAGGCTACTGGTTTGTTGCGAAAGTTGAGGACGGTTCCTTTGCAATAGAAACAAACTTTGAGGACATGTCCCAACAGGAACGCTATATAAAGCATAATTTTACCGTATCCATCCCTGCCTACTATTTTGCGAACACTGCACCAGGCGCTCCCGTCCCAATCAAGAGGTACGTTTCCTCTCCCACTGTCAACTTTGAGACAGGATTCGCTGATGTCGATGACAATCCGGCGCCTGAGAGCATGTATACATTAGGCTCCGATGATCCTACACTTCCTCTCGATCTACAGAAAAACAACAGAGAAGACCAACGTACAGTTGGTTGGCGTATGCAGAAAGTTTATCCTGTAGTCCAAACTGTCGAATCCGTCTCTGAAGACCCCGCCCTTGAAGCTCAATCGAGAGGTGAAACAGTCAAGGTTGTCACTCTAAACTCAAAAGGTGAAACAGTCTATAGGGGTGCGCAGCTCGGTGGCTTGGAAATTGTAGTCACAAAATAAAGTTTCTCACATTTGTCGGTGATAGTTATGCGAAGATTCACCGATCGAAGGAGATTAGATAATGGCCGAGCAGACTTTTAAGGCGCCAAACTTTTATGAGCGTGAAATTGATCTTTCCGCACCGAGCGCCGCGGGCCCCGTGGGCGTTCCTGCTGCAGTGATCGGCACCTCGAACAAGGGTCCCGCCTTCGTCCCCGTCACAGTCGGCAATTTCGATGAGTTCGTTAGAACTTTCGGCAATCTCGACACAAAGCAGTTTGGTCCGTACGCAGTTAATGAATTCTTGAAGCACCGAGGCGCTCTTACATACACGAGAGTCCTCGGCGCCGGAGCAAATTCTTCTGACGGTGACCTTTCAAATACAACAGCCTACGGTACCGTCAAGAGCGCTGGCTTCACTCTTTCAGGCAGCTCTGCAATCACAACTGAAGACGCAAGAGATCCTGGTGTCGTTCAGTTCATCGTCGCGAAGCATGTCCTCACCACAAGCGGTACTTTTGGCATGCCGATGTTCGTGGACAACTCCACGATGAACAGTGCAGACTCAGTCAACCTCGTGAGAGGACTTGTGATGACACCGAACACTGCGAGATTGATGATTCACACGTCGTCAGCCGCTGTCACTGCCGTCGGATCAACTGTCAATGACTCTACACCCGCGGACGCCTCCGGCAAGTTTAAGATCGTCATATCGTCTTCACTCGGATCTTCGTTCTTCACCACCGACGGTGTGAGCGGTGTAAAGGTGTTGACAGCGTCGCTTGATCCATCTTCTGCTGATTACTTTGGAAAGATACTCAACACGGACCCCGACAAGTTCGTTCAAGAGCAGCACTATCTCCACGCCGACTTTGCAGTCGACGTTAACTTGGCCTACGTCAGTTCATCGTGCGGCGTCGGCATCCTCTCAGGTTCGAGAAATACCTCGAGTAACGGTAAGTCTGGTCTCTTCTTCAGAGAAGTTTTTGGATCTTATAACACTCGATTCACTGCACCTCAGACAACTTACTTCATATCGCAGCCTTTCGGAACGACGGAGTATGATCTCTTCAAGTTAGAGGCTCTCGACGATGGAGAGTACGCTAACTCTCTCTACAAGATCTCTATCAGTAACATAAAGGCCTCAACCAACGACGCGAGCCCTTACGGAACTTTCAACGTTCAAATTCGCGATTGGAACGATACCGATACTTCTCCAAACGTCATCGAGCAGTTCTCGAACTGTGACTTGAACCCAAACTCCGAGAACTACATCGGCAAGAAGATCGGCGACAGAAAAGTCTACTACAACTTCGACGCATTAAACCCGACAGAGAAGAGGCTCGTCGCGATCGGCAAGTACCCAAACAACTCTAAGTACGTCAGGGTCGTGATCAACGAAGCCATAGAAACAGGAAACGTCCCAACGAACGCAGTTCCATTCGGTTTCCGAGGGCCTTCTGTCCTCAAAACAACAGAATCTTCAACGGCCTCAGGCTTGCTCCTTCCAGCTACATCGCGTCTCGGTGGACAGCTCGCGGCGGCACAGGCTTCTCTCAGCAGCTCCTTTATGCCGCCCCTTCCTCTCAGGTACAAGGTCACAAGAGGAGAGATCTCAGGAGCCGCGTTTGACGGAGCTCCTGGAGCTTCTGAGCAGGCCAACGCAGCTTACTACTGGGGTGTGAAATTCGAGAGAAACAGTACATCCTCTGATCCTAATTCCTCGAATATTCTGAATGCCAACGTAGTCAACGAGAAGAACGCTCTCCTCGAGTCCTACACCAAATTCGCTGGAATCAGCAAGCTCGACGCACTAGTGACAGGTTCTGCAGCAGACACCTTCCACAACAACAAGTTCTCCCTCTCAAAGGTTGCTTTTGCTAACAGCTCTGTCACAGAACTCACGAGCTCTGTCAACACGCACATGCGCGAAGCAGTCTACATCAGAAACGCATCGCTCAACACCACAGACTACACTTGGACAGAAACACTACCGGGTCCGGTCTCGAAGACGAGGATGACATTCGCAACTCTCCTGTCGTCAGGATCTGCTGCTCAGTTCAACAGATTCTCCACGTACGCTAAGTTCACCAACTTCATGTATGGCGGATTCGACGGAGTTAACTTCCTCAACAGAGATGCACGTCGTCTCAACGACAAGTCGGTCTCCTTCGACACGGGCGGCGGAGCTCTTGTGACAACAGTGAGCGGTTTCTCGGGTAACCCTTCAGGCACAGACATCAGTAACAACGGCGTCGTCTCCTACCTCACAGCCGTCGATCTCATGACAAGCCCGACTGAGGCGAACAACAACCTCCTCGTCATACCAGGCATTCGTGAACCTTACATCACCGATCAGACGATGGAAAAGGTGAGAAACTACGGCCTCTCGATGTACGTCATGGACGTTCCTCCTTACGACGACAACGACAACAGACTCTATGATGACTCGACAACGAAGCCCAACGTCAATAGGACTTCTAACATGTTTGATAGTCGTGGAATAGACAACAACTACGCCGCCGTCTACTACCCAGACGTCTTTATCGACGACAATGCCAACCGCCGCAAGGTCAAGGTTCCGGCATCCGTCGCAGCCCTCGGCGCCTTGGCCTTCAACGACAGAGTCACCTACCCGTGGTTCGCTCCGGCAGGATTTAACCGAGCCGCTCTTGACTTCGTCAACAACGTCACGGTCAGGCTCAGCAGCGCAGACAAGGATCGTCTCTACGAGTCACGCATCAACCCGATTGCCTCCTTCCCGAGGCTCGGCTACGTGATCTATGGGCAGAAGACGCTACAGATCAATAAGTCGGCCCTCGACCGTGTTAACGTACGCAGGTTGATGCTGGAGATCAAGAGAATAATCATTGGAATTGCTCAGAGGATCGTATTTGAACAAAACACTCCT